AGGAGGAAACGAGGCTCAATGGAGTCAATCGTGAAAGAGATCTCTTGGCTTCCTTGGCACTTTTCCCTGTTCCAAGGCGGCTACACTACTGTACGCCCTTTCAGTATTCTTGTCAAGCAAGCCGATCAACTCGAGAAGTTCTTCTGCGCTCCTCCTTGGAAGCACCAGGATTATCCCAAGAGTAAGCTTGCTTGCTGGAGCCCGGCTCTCTATGCCCAGGGAAAGACGCGCTCCAACGACAACGTGGAATCTATCTCCGCGATTGTCTTCGACTACGACCATCCCAAGTGGAGCGCCGAACGTCTTCGCGACCAACTTGTGGAGTTGGGTCTTGCCTTCGCTATTTATACTACGTGGTCACACACTGACGAGACGCCCCGTTACCGAGTAATCCTCTTCCTCTCTCGCCCCCTAAAAAGAAGAGAGTTCAAGCTCGCAAGGGAGCGTGCCCTTGAGCTTGTCGGATACACGGAGGGCGTGGACACGGGGTGCAATGATCTTTCCCGCCACTACGTCGTACCAATTCGTCGCACAGGTGCTTCCTTTCAAAGTTACTTAGAGGTATTCTTTCCTCCCTTGTGTGTGGATTCATTGATGGCAGATACAAACGACTCCGAGTCTGACGACTCTGTAGCCGAGAATGCTGGGCTCTCTCTTCACGGTGGTACGAGCCTCTTCCTTTCAGAGGACAAGCAAGACGCCGCTACGGTTTCCGACCTCATCCCCCTGGGTGCCGCGAAACATAAGTGCGCGTGTCCCTTCCAAGAAGACGCCTCGTTCGGAAGTGCTTTTCTCCGAGTGATGAATGATGGTCGAGCTTTCCTCATGTGCATGAGCGAACGCCATGACCATGACCAGAAACAGTTCTGGTTGCGAGGTGAGGATGGAAAGAAGGTAGGGAAGAAGAAAAAGAAGGGTGGTGCTGCTCACTCTGTGCTCACCAGGAAAGCCCTGCTGGATGAGACTCCCGACAAGCTGCTCCTTTACGTGGACCAGAACATTGTATTCAATGCTCCCCAGAATGTTTTCTACAGACGAGAACGTGGCGCATGGCAAGTAGGCTCGCCGCTACGCAAGGATGGTATCGTCAATCACCTCATCGGAAAGCTGACGGATGGATTGGACGGTAGACACGTCAACGCTTTGGTCGACCACATTCTCTCCCGCCAAGTCTATGGCTTCAACTGTGACTCTTCGCGGGGTCCAGTCGTCATGGAAGAAGGCATCGGCCCGACACTGAATCTTTATGCAAAACCAGACATAAAGCCTTTGGCTGGAGACTGGCCCAGGGTGAAGAAACTTCTGGAGGTTCTCTGCGGAGAAGACGAGAAGGCAATCGAATGGATGATGCACTGGAGTGCCTCGGTTGTTCAGCACCCCGAGCGTCGTTCAATGGTTGCTGTTCTCTCGATGTCTCCGCAGCAGGGAGTTGGGAAGAGCATGTACGGGAGAATCCTTGCCCACATCGTAGGGGAAAGAAACTCCGCCATTGTTTCCAACCGTTCTCTGCGTGACTCTTTCAACGCTTCCTTTGTCACGAGACTTCTGGTACTCGCTGACGAGGTGGCAGTCGGAGGCTCACGAGATACCGACGCCGTTATCCCCGCCCTCAAGTCCTACATCACAGATGACCGTGTTCCCTGTCGCGCTCCGTACGCGGCCCGGACGGAAGTAGAAAACCGCATGACGTGGTGGCTTACTTCCAACGACCGCCGTCCTCTCATGCTGGAGAAGGATGACCGTAGGTTCACGGTTCTCGTGCCCGGGAGTTGTGACTGGGAATACCGACGAATGCTCGCCAAGTGTTTCAACCCAAAGCTGGGTAGGTATTCCAAGAGCTTCGGCGTTGAGATTCGTGCCTTCGCTGCCGAGCTTCATACGATGGCTGTAGACTACAAGCTGATCTCTCGGCCCTATGCTGCGCCTGCCAGGAAGCTGCTCCAAGAAGCATCACGAGGGAGTGTCGACCATTTCGTGGACCTTATCCAGGAGGTTGGCGCGGCTGCCACCCTCTCCGATTATCCCCCAGGTCCAGACTACGTGACTCTGAAGGGAGCAGACGTGGCAATCGGTCGCGGGATTATCTCCTGCGAGTTGCTCTATGGTTCTTATCGAGCATGGTGCGAACGCAACGGACGGAAAGATATCCGACCGGAATCCACCCTCCGACTTGGGATGGTGGAAGTAGACAAGGTAGCCGTCCAGTGGGTTCAATCTGGTGGACGACGTTTTCAATCCTATACGGGACTCACGATTACCAAGCCCAACGAAAAGGTAATCGAGATGCCCGGTGTCGGGAGCCCTTCATAAGCAGGCGAGGAAGGTATGAGGCCATTTGTATTCACCAGGAGTGTTCCTCCTGGCTGTGATGATATTCCAGGAATCTGGAAGAACAAGAACGGTAGTGGATACCGAGTTCCTTTCAACGCCCACGAGGTGTTGGGGTGGACACCCGGTGTCTCTGCCCAGACGGAAGACAGCACTGTAGAGACTGCCCTTCGTGGTCGGCTCATCCGGGGAGACTTGTCTGGCTTCGTGAAAGAGCACCAGAGAAGGCTGCTCACAAAAGCCCTGGCTATTCCGGGAGCACATGTGTGGGCTCCTCCCGGCGCGGGTAAGACACTCGTGGGTTTGGTCTACGCCTCCGCTGTCTGCCCGAGTGGTGTGAAACTCGTGGTCACCAAAGCCGCAGCCCGAGGGACGTGGGCAGAGCAGTGCGAGCGCTACACGCATCTCACACCCGTCGTTCTGAAAGGACAACGGCCCGGAGAGATTGAGGTGTCCGGAGACGTTCTCTACATCACAGCGTGGGAAACCATGAAGTATTGGAGGGAGGCTCTTCTCCTCCTGAATCCCTCCGTCATTATCTGGGATGAGATTCATTGGCTGCGTCGTCCCAAGCACACCAAGGCTGTGGTCGAGAAGGACGGCAACATCCGCTTCGAGGGACTGGGAAACTCTTTGGACTCGGCGCGTCAGGTTGCCCGAGTGGCTAACTGGAAACTCGGTATGACTGCTACTCCTATCCCTGGACGAGTACGTGACCTCTGGACTCAATTGGATTTGGTTGAGCCCTGGCAGTGGGGAAGCTTCCATCAATTCGGTATGAGGTACTGCGCGGGACAGCACAATGGATATGGCTACGAGTACACAGGACTGAGCAACGCGCCTGAATTGAAGGGGCGGCTCGATTATGTGAAGTCTCGAGTGTCCCGGGAGGAAGTGAACAAGCACCTGCCCAAGAAGAGAAGGGAAGTAGTACGACTCTCTATAGAGCAGCAGAACAAACCCGCTGCCATGAAGCGCCAGCTTTCTAAGGCCGTACGGGCTCTCAAGAAGGGCGAGGGGGAAGCGCGGGATAGCTTCTTTGAGACACTACTGATGGAAGCTGCGTCTCGTAAGCACAAGTATGTAGAGGACCGCGTTCTTACAGCCATGAAGTCCGACCAGAAAGTGGTCGTGTTTACTGGGCGTCGTTTGGATTGTGAAAGGCTCGCAGATAAATTGAAGAGCGCCTGCCACGAGGCGTGGCAATCAAAGATTTGGTGGGCGCATGGTGGAACAGAGCCCGAAGACAGAGATCGAATCCGCAACGAGTACATGGCCGCGAAAGGGCCAGCCCTCCTGGTGGGGACAGGAGACGCTTGGGGCGAGAGTGTAGACCTACAGGATACTGACCTTGCCCTCATTGCTATGCTGCCTTGGACGCCCGATAAGGTCATCCAATGGGAGGGAAGGTTTGCCCGGTTGGGGCAGGAGCGCCCGGTGTTGGTGGCCTACCTAATCGCCCGGACAACAGTTGATGAACGTGTTGCGGATTTGCTTTTAGAGAAGCTACCGCACGTCGGAGAAATCGTGGAAGACCAAGCTGCAGAAGAGATTGAAACTGCCCTCGAAGGCATCGACCTCACTGAAGGTTCTGCAGAACGTTTGCTGGCAAGAGTTGCCCAGTTGACATCTTCTTGACATCTTGTGTGTTGCAAGTGATAATCAGTATGATACTATATGTGGAGCAGGTACGATGAAATTGTTAGACGCTGGTCCCTCAGAGAGGGGGTGGCACCGCATCCAGAACGTGATCCGGTGTCCACGATTGTTCGCATGGCGCGAGGTAGGGGGGCTCGACTTCCCTATGAGCGCCCCGCTGGTGAACGGATCACTGATCCATGTGGGCTTGGCTCACCACTACCAGAGGCTCAAGGAGAAGCAGACAGGAGGGAACCCAGACGACTGGCTGACCGCATCCGCTGCGATTGAAGCACTCGCCCTGAAGAATGAGGAAAGTTCTCCACTGTGGACGAGTGCTATCGAGCAGATTCAGTATGCCTGTTCGGAGTATATCAGAAACTGGCATTTTGAAGAGTGGGAAGTCTTGGAGGTAGAGTACGAACTACGCGCACATCTTGGAGCGCAGAAGCATCTCTACACCCAACGCGCCGACCTGATTATTCGAGACGTGAATGACCGGGTTTGGATTGTCGATCACAAGAGTGCTTATCGGCTCAACTCTAAGACCCTGCGTCAGCACATACTTGACGGCCAATTTATTGGTTACCAATTATTCGGGAAAGCTAAGTATGGCGAATCCTTTGCGGGTGTCATGGTCAACCGCATCAAGCTGTCCAAGCCTGTCGACTTTGATCGACGTCCCCTTGAGCCTGCACCCCAAGCACTCAAGTGGTTCGTGAAAGTAATCGAGGAAGGCGAGCGCCGGATTGCCCAGTGGGAAGGAAAGCCCATTGAGGAGTGGCCAATGGCTCTCAACAATCAAACGTGCTTTGGGAAGTATGGTGCGTGTTCTGCTTATGACTTGTGTCGCTTCGGCGAGTCTTCGTGTTAGTGTTCTAAATCTGTGTGTATGAGGAGAAAATCATGGCTAAGTCAAATGGAGCTAATGGCTCCAATGGCAAGACTGTTGGGTCAGATGGGGGCGTATTCATCTGCCTCTATGGACCCAGTAAAGCGGGGAAGACAGTCGCAAGCGCGGCGGCAGGAGCAAACGGGGTCTTTATCGGAGCCCCTTCCGGACTCCTGTCTGCCCGAAAGTTCTTAGGGATTGAAAAGCTGGACGTACGAGATGCAACCCTCGTTCCCCAAGCGATTACTGAAATCCAGAAGGCGCTTGAAGAGAACCCTCCTTCAATTGTTATCGACGACTTCTCTCTTATGGTGGAGTCCACCATCAATGAGTACGAGAGTAGCAAGGGGCGAGGCGGCATGTGGTCTGCGCTGACTCGTGACGTTCTGGAGGTTCGTGACATGGCTCGCGCCGCAACTGCCCAGGGAAGTATCGTTATCTTCAACTGCCACGAACAACCCCCGCGCAACTCTTCTGGGAAGTTCATCCGAGGAGGCCCCGCCCTTCCAGGGCAACTGCCCGAGAAGTTCAGTGGAATGGTCGACGTGATTGGCCGCGCTGTTTACGAGGCGACCGCTGCTCCTTGGAAATACCAGCTTTGTTTCCGCCCCCAACCTGACTACGTTTCGGGTGACCGTTTGTCGGTGTTCCCTGGGATGGCTCCCATGAACATTGCAGAAGGGCTACGCGCAGGAGGCTACATCATTGCCTACCCCCCCGGCCTGGAGTGGATAGGCGACGTTGCCCAGAAAGTTTCCGAGAGAATCCTGGAGGAAGGGATCGGTAACTGGTCGACCGTCCTCCAAGAAGTAGCGCAAAAGCTCAAAGGAAAACGGGCTCTTCCGCACATTCGTTGGGCCCTCCAAGATGGGCTACACCGTGCAACTATCCATCACTATGAAACCGTCGAGGCTTTGGAGGCTTTCTCCAGCCCAGACGAGGGAGATGATGGGTTATTCGTTTAGTGGATCGGGGGCAGGAGCCTCGGAGCGATGTTCTGGCGGGCATCGAAAAAGCGAGAGTTTCTTGTCCTTTCACTCGCCCTCTCCGATTGCGGAGCCCCCGGTCCTCTTTCCCTTCCCACTCGCGTGTGTGTTGTGGGTTTCACCGACAGCAAAAAGGAGTCATCTAAATGTCTGTCACAATTGAACTCGACTTCACCGGTCATACCCCCGCAGGGGTAGGTCTCGGTTATCTTGAAACCGGTCTTCACGAGGCCAAGATTGTAGAGTTTCGTCACTACGACGATTCGAACCGTCTTCTCGTGTACATGTTGACGAATGGTATTCGCCATAAGGACAGCTTTTCCCTGTCCGAAAAGGCTATGCCCTTCCTCATGGCCTTTCTCGTCTCGGCGGGTATTCCCGAGGCTAAGTTGAATGGGAAGCTCAAGTTTCCTTTCGACAAGCTCATCGGAAAGAGCGTGTACTTCAACTACACCGCTCCCACCTTGGGCGAGAACGGACGCGCGGTTGAGGGAAGCTATCCCGACTACCGTTACATCCCCGCTGCCTACTACGCACAAATGAAGCAGGCAATGCACACCCCCGCTCCCGCTGAATTTCAGGTAGAAGCCCCAGCCACTAACGGCACGAGTGTACCCGCTCCCGTAGTGGTCGCTGAAACCTCTGGGAGTAGTGAGGATTTCGACTTCCTCTTGTCGTAACCCCTCTCCGCTGGCAGACCGGAAAAAGTCTGCCGCCTTATCCCGGCCATCCGTCTCGGAAATAATACCGCTGCCAATGCGGCGGGGCCGGGTCCCTTTTTAGAGCCCAACAATGCATTTCAAGACTTGCGAAAACTGTGCCTTACGGCACTGCGAGGGTGACCCGGTGCTGCCGGAAACCCACGATGATGACCGTGTGATTCTCTTGGGCGAAGCCCCTGGTGTACACGAGACTATCGAGGGGCGTCCGTTTGTCGGCCCGAGTGGGGTTGAACTACAGCGTGCGCTCAATGCCCTCGACATTCGTAGAGACGAGTGCCACATCACGAACGCCATCCGATGCCGTCCGCCCAAGAATGATTTGGAGGCGCTAAACCTACGCGTGGGGCGAGAAAATCGGAAGAGGGAGAAGCGAGCCCGGGAAGAAGAAAACACTGCGTCCATAGTCGACCGCCCTGTGAGTGCTTGCCGCCCCCTCCTCTGGGAGGAGCTTGCCCAGAGTGGAATCACCAACATCATCTGCTTGGGCAAGACGGCGGCGAAGGCGATTCGTGGTGGGGATGTCTCCATCATGTCTATTCGTGGGGGGTGCGAAGAGGTTTTCGCACCGTGGGATCCCAAGGTGAAGCTCAAGGTCGGCTACACAATGCATCCCGCTTGGGTACTAAGGCAGCCTGCTTACCGGGAGGTTTTCCGGCACGATATCCGAAAGGCTTTTCGGTTCTTCAACGGCTCGCTAAACTGGACCGAACCGAAAATAGTGCGTTCACATCATCCGACAACCATCCACAATTTTCTCTCTCGTCTTGCCCGGATGGGTAAGCCGATTGCCTATGACTTGGAGACGGATGGCATAGATCCCATGACGGCGCGTGTTCGGTGCGTGGGTATTGGGAACGATAGCGAAGCCCTGATTGTAGAGATTCGCAGCATTGACGGTACGCCCCTGGTGAGCCCAGAGAACGAGGAGGAGGTGAAAGAGATCCTCCGCAAGTTTGCTTTGCGTCCGGGTGCCCCCCTCATTGGACACAACGCTGGGCAGTACGACCGGTTGTCTATGGAGTGTTGGTTGGGCGTTCGTCCGAGTTTATCTGTAGACACAATTCTTCTCCACCTGCTCGCAGATAACGAGCTTCCCCACAACTTGGGATTCGTGGGCTCTTTCTACACAGACAACCCTGAAGCGTGGAAGGCGGACCATACTGCTACGGAAGCCGGGACAGACGAGGAGCTTCACATCTACTGCGGAAAGGATGTCTGCGTTACTGCCCGGATTGCCAAGCCGCTCATGGAGGATGTCCGAAAGCGGAACCAACAGCATCTCCTGGGCAGAGAGCATGTGCTCCAGTCTCTTGGCACGTCAATGCAGAAGGTCGGAATGGGTGTAGACCTGGAGAGAGCAGGAGAACACCTGTTCAGGTTGGACAAAGAAGCTAAGTCTCATCTCGAAATCTGCCGGGAATTGACCCACCCTAAATTCAATCCCCAGAGCACCCAGCAGCTTGGGAAGCTTCTGTTTGATGCGTGGGGTCTTGCCCCACACCACTACTCCGAGAAGACCGGAGAGCCCTCGACTGATGACGAGTCTCTTCGCACGATGATTGTCCACTACGGGCTGACCGAAGAGCGTGTTCAGTTTCTCCGCTCGGTTCGACGATACCGGAAGGCATCCAAACTTCTGGGTACTTATGTGCGTCCCCTTATCGAGAAGCAAATCACTCGAGTCCACCCCTGCTACAACCGTCTCCCAGCGACTGGGCGGTACTCATCCAGTAATCCAAATATGCAAAATATCCCAAAAAGTCTAAGGGACATGTTCGTGCCCAGGGAGGGGTACGTCCTCATCGGTGCAGACATGGATCAGTTGGAGTTGCGTTTGATTGCGGAGGAGGCGAACGCCGCGCACTCTATCCGAGTGATTGCCCAGGGGCTCGACCCCCACAACGAGACCATGGAAATCATCTACGGGAAGAGCGTCTGGACTCTCCCGGGTGCCCCCAAAGAAAGGCGAGAGAAAGGAAAGGACACCTTCAAAGCGACCCGAGACATCACGAAGAACTGTCGCTACGCGTGGCAGTATGCGGCTTCCACGAAGCGTATCCACGAGCAGGTTGTCTCGGTAGAAGACGATACGGGTGACCTCATCTTTGCCCACCTAAGCCTGGAAGACGTGCGCCAAGTTGTCCACGGACTCAAGCGAGCAGACCCCGAAGTCCCGAAGTGGTGGCGCATGATTGAGAACCGTTACCGACGTGAGGGTTTCATTGGAGATTCCTTGTGGGACAGGCGCAGGTACTTCCGAAACGAAGACAAGATCAACGAGCTTGTGAACCACCCCATTCAGTCTGGCGGCGTCAACATCGTCAATGAAGGGATGATTGAACTAATCCATGGGCCGCAGGACTGGTTTGCTACAGAGCCCCTTTCCTCTACGGGTGAGACGATTCCCATAGAGTGGCTCATCAATCATGGACACGATGCTCTTTATTTAGAGGTGCCCGAGGACGAAGCGGAACGCGCCGCTCAAATCCTCCAGGGCGCAATGGCCCGAAGAAGAAAGAAGAACCCCAAACTCGACTACACGGCAGAGGCTGACATCGGTCACCGCTGGAGTGAGGTCTAAAGGACAATCATGAGAACCATTCACCTTTTCTATGCCCACCCTTCATCTGTGGATCCCCACGTCTTGGCTCAGAAATCCCAAGAGATTCGGGAGAAGCTTGTCGAGAAGTCCAAAGCAGCAGGTAAGGACATTCGCGTTCGAGTCACCACTGGTCGAGACGACTTCTTGGAGAATGCCCGGGGAGACTGGCAAGCTTGGACACACGGTATCTGTCGTCGGAGGCACTCCATTACCCAGGAGCGTCTCTTCGATATGATCGTGATTCCCAGCAAGTTTGTTGGACGCGCCACGGCGAGCATCATCGATGAAGCCGTCAAAGCTGGTATCCCTGTGATGCTCTTTTCTTCTGAGGAGGGCCCCGAGTGGGGACACTTCCAAAGAATTACCCAAGTCTACCCTTTCGATCCTGACGATTGGCAGGGAGGCTTTCGTTGTGAAGCAGACCCCCAAATTCCATTACCATTTAAGGAGGTTACATATGGAAATCATAAAGTCCCACATGAGTCCGAAGACTCTACTGGCTGACCTGAAAGAAGCTGGACTGTCCCTGGAGCAGATTGCTGTCTACATGGGCGAGTACCTTGGAGGGGCGCACCCGAGTGTCCAGACCCTCCACCGCTGGAAGGCGGGAACAAGCGTCCCGTCGAGAACCTATTCAATTGCACTCGCGCGTCTGCACAAGGCCCGCACGATGACTGGAGAGGAAGAATGAGTCACATCGACCGAATCACAAGCAATGTAAAGAGCCCAGACGGCGGGGAGTACTCCGTCAACTTGGGCAAGTACACGATCCTTATTGGAGACAACGAGGCAGGTAAGAGCGCCATCGCTGAGTCTCTGCAGCTTGCCCGAACTGGGAGCGCCTATGGGCTCCTGTATAGAGATCGCCCCGTTCGGGACGGGTCTCTCTTGGCTGCCCTGGTTCCTCCTGGGGTGGACGAGTGTGTTGCCCGGGGAGAAGTTGAGGGAGAGCATCTCTACTCTTGGAGTTTGAGGCGCGGAAAGAGGCCAACACATGTCGCCCGGAACGGGGTCGAAAAACCCGACCCGAAAGACGTGCTAACTGTGGCCCAGGTTCGAGCCGTTATGGGGGGGAGCGCAGACACCCAGGTGAAGTTCTTCTGGGAGCACCTGTGTGAGCCCATTGTAGGGGCCGACCTCCTGAACATGGTTCCTACCGAACTCCAAGAAACGCTCGTTCTCGTCTGCCCGATGGATGGGAGTCCCGTGTCCCTTGTGGATGTCTTGGACAAGATCGGGAAGTACCAGCGAGAGATGTCCAACACCGCGAAGGCGGGGCTGATTGCCCTGGAGTCTCTGGGCTCCGTCGAAGCCGTCACGGATGACGAGTTGTCTGGGGTGTGGGATACGATTCACCGCGCCACTCTGAGGGACGTCCTTAAAGAGTTGTACATGGAGTACAAAGCGAACCCAACTCTCCAGGCAGGGCCAGTGCTCCGCCACCTGACAGAGATGTTGGGGGGGAAGGAAGCCATCCAACGGATCCCCCTGAGAGATGACGCCGCCAGTGCCCTGGCTTCCGCCCTCTTAAATCAGAGGCTCTCGCGAGCCGCTGTTGCTGCAAAAAACGGCGAGGTTCGTGCTCTCGGTTTGCGGGAGAGCCTGAAGACCCTGAAGAACGTGATCGTGTCCATGATGCTGGGCAACATCCACCAAGCGGCTGGGGAATTCATCAAACGTGTGAGTCGATTCCTGCCCAAGGAAGAGTCAATACACTTCTTCGCGGAGATGTCCCAGAAGTCCATCTCGATTGGCCTAAAACGGGGCGAGAAAAAGCACACTGCTTTGTCTGGGAGCGCAGAGGCTCGACTCCTCGCTGCAATATGCGCCGCTTTGTCCGACCAGAACGACCTCATCGTAGTAGACGACCGGATGTGGGATGCGGATACGCTGAAGAAGACCATGACGGTCTTGGAGAAAGCCCCGTGCCAAGTCGTGGTGATGTCCACCATCAAACCCAAGGGCAGGAAGCGCGGCGCGTGGACCTATGTCACCGTTTCCCGCACGGATTCCGAGCCCCTTGGGGTTGAATACGAGTAGACTACGTGGGTGTGGGTGTGGGTGCTCAGCGCGCCCCACCCTCACCATCCATCACCCATTGGTGTCACGAGCGAGTCTCGCCAGTCTCTCTTCTTCGTGTTTTTGGTGGATGACTTTCAGGCCCTCATCGAGTTTGCCCGAGATGTCGATGAGGAGCTTGTCTCTCTCGGCATCATACTTAGAGATCACATCGTCATAGCGATCACGAATCTTGTCGAAGGCGGCTTCCCGCTCTTGCTCTACTGTCGCCAACGTTTCCAGTAGTCGATTGACGTAAGCGTCCAGGCGTTTGGCCTGCTCTTTCTGTGACCAAAGAAGCCACCCAATAAACAGTCCTGTAATACCCAGGTCGAGCAACTGAGCAATGAATTCTGATTCCACTGTCCCCCCTTATAATCTCGGAGAAAAAGCGGTGGGGGAGAAAGGGGTGAAGCAGGCACGCCCCGCATTTGAGCCCAACGTCCAAATGTCTCCCCCACCACTCTACTATTCCTCTTACTTCTCGCCGTCAGCTTTTTCAGCCTCTTTTGGCTCTTCAGCTTTTGGCTCCTCTTTTGCGGGCTCCTCTACAGCTTCTTCTGCGGGGGCTTCTTCCGCGACGGGAGGCATCGCTGGTGCGACGGTGCAGGTTCCGAATTGGCTACCGATGACGAGGCAGCCTCCCGCTACTCCAGCGGTAACTCCATATTTCTGAGCAAGTTCTTTGACGTTCATGTTTACCACTCCTCGATGAGGGTATAGGTGAAGGACTCCCAAGTAGGGTGATGGGCGATCTGCTGTTTCACGATGCCCATAAACTCATCAAAATCCGCCATTCTGGCGAACACTTGGCAGCCCGCAGACCACTTATCCACTCTTGTAGAGTTTTGCCCAGCGTGGTGAATGTTGATTCCGAACATCCCGGTCACTATAGAAGACGCGTCGGCATCAAGAGTAGCGTCCCGATTATTGTCCCGGTACACACTAACGTCGCCATTTCTTTGGCAGAGAGC